GCCGCCTGCGAGTCTTCCACCTCTGAGCAAAATGTCGCTCAGAATAGTTGTACTTACTGGACTGGATCCCTGACGGGATCTTATGTTCCTTCTCGAAGAGCTTTAAAGCTACATCCGATAAGAGAGCGTATCCAGTGTGTGTTAGCTTGAACGAGGAATGCTGGTTAAGCAGTAACCCAAAAAACCAATCGTTAGGTTTTCGGGACTGCTTCTTTAGCACGACTTGTTTAAGTCCCCGCCCGCCGTGGAAATAGCTCGTGAAATCGAGCATGTTCTCCGGTCCGCTTAGATCCTTGTGCCGAGGCACATAGGAGCGGATAAGGGCAAGGGAATCAGCGACCCAACATGAGTCACCGTATACAACATACGACCAATACCGAAGCCTATTATGCATAGAAATCAATTCGCCTACATTGGCGGTTGATTTGCAATACACTGGCCTACAGTATTGTCCGTTGAACCAATCCGACCCACAGGACTCCCGAAAGGGACCCCGCAAGAAGGATTTTTCGCTATTCGTACGAAAACCGCACATCTCGAGCATGCCGATAAGGCGTGCTGATACTATCTTAGGGACAATAATGTCATCGCCGAAAATGGCGATGTCATGTGGACTGATTTTACAATCAGTACAACAGACCCGAGCGATAGCACCGAAGATGAGCGACTCTAATACGAAGGTGGCCCCGTTACCCATAGACGAAATCTTCCGGTACAAAACCGTAGATCCGTTAGGTAGGACCCCACGTGGGGACCTGAGGGCCATTAACAATTCGAACCAGTCTTTAGGAAGCATAAGCTGACAAAGACGTAGTGATATTGTATCTGAGGCCGAGGATAGATCGATGGTAACATATGAATCGTCGCGTGAACCAACGTAAGCCAGAAAGGCATTACGTGATTGGTCCGCTAGATTAATGTTCCATCGTCGAAGCCGTTTTTTTAGGACGGAATCTACTCCCAGCTGAAGAAAACAATTCATTACTGGCTCGATAGCGATAGAACGATCAGTACGATCATTCTTAGGAACGGTGGTCAGGCGATTACCAGGAACTCGTTTAAGGACAAAATCCCAGAACGAGTCGGTCAACGGCCTAGAATAGCACTTTAAGTGTTCTTCCAAGCTATATTCCGATCCTGTTGGCACGAGAGAGGACCTGTAACAGTCCTCCAAGGCACCAAGCCACCTCTCGTCAGAGAGGATGGCAGTTTTCGCATGAGTATAAGCCTGGGGGGTAACCGTATAAGGAACTTGACAATATTTGCTATAAGCAGAATTATCTCGTCCCTCACGGTTTGAAACCCCGGGCCCATGCCTACCATGTTTTGTAATCTCATCGATATCAACTAGAGGTAGCAGTTTTGCTATCTCGTCACGACAACGTCTAATGAACGGCGAATCGAGGGCGCGAAGGTATTTATTTGTCTTCGCACAACCCTCCTCGTCTTTCAGGAAACGTTGTATGGCCTGGTCGCGCGTCTTCGCACGGTCAGCCTTCCATTGATATTTGGTGATGAGTTCCCGCAACTGCTGACACGCGGCAAATAAGCCTGCGTCAGCAGTATTCATACACTGTAGATCCCTCCGATATCTAACGATATCGTTACGGTCGCGCAACGCGCGAACATTTGAGAGAAACGGGTATAATAAAGTAAGGTCCTTGTGAAGGGACCTTACGAGCTGAACCGGAAAGTTTTCCGGTAGATCAGTGTGGAGAGGCTTAGCGCCCCTCTTCTTGAATGGCTTGTTCATAATAAAACGAGCCCCATCGGCGTGTCCACAAAGGACACCATCAAACCTTCACCGGCTGTTCCTATTAGAAAGGAAACAAACGGCTTAAGAAGGCAATAATGGCGTCTATAATGTTGTGGATATCAATCCAATTGGGGTCCTGCATCAATCTAGATGCTAAGATCCTTAATTAGACTGAGCCCCTCCGTGCTTCCCATGAAAATGGTAGCACGCGAGACGAGCTCCTCGATGGCATTATCCGACATCCCTACTGGAATGCGGACGATGACTTCAACAGAAGCGAGATGTTCCACAGAAGTGGTAGTCTCAACCCCTGGTACTGAAGTGTCCGTAGCGAATTTCGCACGGGCCTCAGCTACGCCTTGGCTATTGCCATTGCGTACATTATACCGCCGCGATAACGTTAAGTCATCGCGGTTAGCGAGGGTGGAAGCGGGTCCCGTGAAGACAGATCGATTTTCAAGGCTCTTAGAGCGCAGGAAGTCTTGATCTGTTGGAACGCCGCCGACATCTACGCCGGTTACAGTTATGGTGTTATTTTGCATGGTATTTATCCTTTATGTTTGACCACTTATCGTAGTGGTTAGACGTTGTTTGGGAACTTACCTGGCTTCAAAGAAATTTCGAAGCAAGAGCAAATAAGTCCACGGTCTTTTTCCAATCCATTTTTAATGTCCCCTTGAACAAAGGGAGGATTGAAAGATCGGGGCTACCATAGCCCGTCTCTCGTTCTACGCGTTCGTCGTACAGGGTTGCAAAACCCTGGCCTGACACGGTCGTATTCACAGCACCCTGTAAAGGGGAGCCGGAAAACACATTCCGCATCGAGTAACGAACACGGTGAACGGTCCAATGACCTTTGACATCAACACCCAACGTTGAGGGCATTATATCGAAGGCCGTTCCCACCTTGGAGAACCAATCGACAACGAAACTGTAGGGAACTAATTCCCAAGCAGCTTCGAAAATATCATCTAGGCCGTAGTGCTGTACGTATCCGTAAAACGGATTACGTACCTCACAAACGATGCCACAGGTGATTTGTCGGGACTGCATAGCTTCACGCTGCGCAGTCCAGCGGGTTGTATCGAGGTTAGTGTCAATAGTATCGTCGGACCGAGCTTCAAAAGTCGCCGATGCCTTCGCCGTAAAGCGAAGGTTAGGTTTCTTGGAAGCCGATTCTATTATATTCTTGACGTCGAAGACAAGAGGACGCATACCATAACGGTATGTTAACCACGCGTTCGCGGCAGCTTTCACTGCCTGCTTGCGCGCGGTTTTCTTCCACCTTGCTAAACGTGCCGGAGACCAATTTGGATTCACGCCCTTCTTACGAAGGATGTGGCCGAAGGTCTTATTTAACCGCTTTGCGGCTAAAGCCGTATCGTCTAGGAGGCGAAGCGTCTTCTTGGCTTCTGCCAACGTTACCAGAATCTGGGAGGCGTTGCTATCAATATTTGCGATAGCATCGTTCATAGTCAGACCTGCATTGAATGACGAATCAACTGACACACTGGTGTATGGTATTAGAGGCAATGATGCCCTAATTGCCGCGCCAGAAAACGTGCCCGTTTGGGTATACCAATTAGAAGTGCCTTCACCGAAAGAGTAGTTAAACTCGATCGGCGGAGTCGCCTTTCTAATTGTCGTTTGTGTCATGTCATTCAATATGATCTGACCATCCTGTTGCCGACGCTTGAAAGCGTCAGTAACTACGTCTTGCATCGTCTGAGTTTCCTCAAACGACAGGGACGTCCCAGATGGTGTTCCATATATCCCGCCCTTATTCCGATTGGTGAAAGACCAGTCGGAATATTGATTAATGGGCGGGCGTGTTCGTGTTCGTGATGTTGCCATAATATTATAATTGTGGCGCCATAGAAGTAGGACACAAGCCACTAAGTACAGCCAGCGTGATTCCCCCAAAGGAGTTTAACGCCGACCATAATGCGACTATACATAGTCCCCCTGCTCGAGAGAGCAGG